GGGCAATCTTCTGGAAAGTCCCGAAGGGTTCTATAGAGATTAAAATAGATGATGCGAATTCACGATGGCAAGAAGTTAGGACACACGACGTAGAACTTGAAGACAAAATCTTCGAATACATACGCCTGCTCCCTACTGAAAAGCTACGTGAAAATGAAGAGCCACGACTATTAAGTACAAAGAGCTGCTTGGAGGCAACCACCAAAGAAGGAGGGTGCGTTAGAGCTGCAGCCGACTTTGAACGAAATAGGCAGGCGGAGAAAGCAGATCAACTTATAGGCAAGGTCTTAGGAAAGTCCATGGCAGATAAGCTAGCGATGCCAACCAATCCGATGGAGTACATGAAGTATATAGACGCACTCGTGAAAGCTGAACAAGCAGACACAAGCGGAATTTACAGCGACACGTCAACGGACCGGAATTACAGCAATGCTAGAAAAGATCCTCTTCCGAGCCACGAATCACTACGAGCACACTACATGAAACCGACGACAACTAGTAAGTTGAAGCCGATAGCATTGGTAGGAGCCGGCAATAAGATTCGTGTCGCGACGATTCATTCCGTTGTAGAGGTCCAATTATCGCGACATATCAATCACATCTGGCTAAGATGGTTAGGTCGAAATGTAACGACAAGGGACTCTCTAAGAGGAGAAGTAGTTAAGCTACAGCCGCAAACTGGGAAGTCCCAGCTATACAGTGCTGATCTTAGCAAAGCTACCGACTATATCAATCATAAGTTAGCAAGGCTAGTAGCAAGAGCTCTATGCCATAAGCTGAACATGGTCAATGAAATAGAAGTCCTCGAGAAGATGTTAGGTCCAAAACTGAACTTAGCGACCGGTGAAACCACAAAAAGTGGCGTCCACATGGGGCTAGGTCCGGGATGGGTTATCCTAAGTATTCTCAACGGTTTCGCTGCCTGGTATGCAGGAGCTCGCAAAGAGACTTATCGAATCTGTGGGGACGATTTGACTGGCCTTTGGTCTCGAGAGATCAAGGACAAATACGAAGAAACACTAGCCCGCCTTGGGTTAGTGGTTAATCGTGACAAATCGTTCTTTGGGAAAAGAGGGGTCTTCTGCGAACAGGTCATGTATAGAGAGAGCAATGGCTGCGCGGTAGGTGAAGACGTAGGGCACGTTTCACAGCTGACCGGGTCAAAGCTTATACATGACACATCGAAAAGCGGACTTAGTGTTGCAGCAGGGCTAGCACGGTTGAAACCGAAGATAGCTACCAAACTGCGCGACCGCGTCCTTAAATCGATGATACCAGGCAAGACAGGACCAGGAAAAATTGAGAATTATGGAAATGGAAAGGGAGCTCTTCATGTTAACGGCCTAATCGCTGTCGTGGAAAACGGCAACGGAATCACTGTTAACGAAAAGTTCCCCGTAAAAATTCATACTTACATAAATGCACATTCGACATTGAACCCAGCAAAAGGTGACTCCTACAAAGTAGAAGATCTGATAATAGCCCTGCGATCAGCCAAAAGGCTAGCGCGTGCTGCTAGTCAGGAACCAGCTGAATTCAATCGTGTCAAAATGCTCAAGAAATCAGTCTTTAAGCGAAGAGGCTTACGCAACCGATCCAAAGGCGGCGTAAAGGAACTCTTGAAACTAAAAGACTCGGTCCTCGCATCATCTTTGAGTTGCAAAGTAAAGAAAGAAGTCACCAGACTCCTAAAATGTACAAGCAAAACAAAAGTAACTGTCAACTCACGAAAGAGGCTAGAAAAAC